TTGACCAATAAGCACCGTCAACTCCGTACAATATATAAAGTGCATCTGGTTCAAGTCTTCTTAATCTACATCTTTTAGTATTAGTATCTGCTACTCCAAATATGTGTGTTCTATTTTGTGCAGTCGGTGTTTCTGGTATTTCCAACTCCTCAAACTTAACATAGAACGATGTGCCAACCTTGAATTTTGTCCCTGTATCTAACCATTGTGTACCATCTCCTTCAATGTATTCAATCTCCGCATCAAAACTTGCGTTAGCAATCGTGACATCATAATTGTCTATCATATTTTGATAAGCAACTTGTATTGGACTGCCTTGAATGTCAATCTCACGCATTATCATATTCCATACGTTTTGATGGAATGTTAAAACAATATCGTCTGCCGCAACTGCGTTAAAGATATTGACGACGGATTGCTCGGTGAGTTTGCCGCAGTTTCGAAAATCAAGGCTACTCTTTGTGGACTTTATTTCCACATTTTCCAAATTAGGTGAAGTGCCACACAAAAACGTTGCATTTGCCTTTATGTTAGGCAGTTTTAGAGTAGTCAGATTCCCATTATTCTGTCCTATATATGAAAAATCCGCACAATTGTCTGCCAAGGAAAAATCCAATAGACGCATTCCTGTGTTCATTGTTGCTCTATTAAGGCTTGTGGCGTTTTTGAATATCGATTTCTCAAACGTTAAATCAACATTCTGCGCATTTCCGAACGCGAAATTTGCCATATTGGTAGGACTGAAACTGTTATCTAACTTCAACGATATTAGTTTTGTTCCATTGAACATATTGGTTGCGTTGGTTACAGGCGACAAATCCCCTTTTATAACAACATAATTCAAATTAGAGCAATTGCCAAACATAGTAAAACACGTTGATATGGTGGTTGTTTTGGGTAGTTGTATTTCCACTCTGTCAACATTCGTGACATTTTTGAAAGCATCTTGCAAACTTGTTAAAGTAGTGTTGATTGCCCATTTGAAGTTTCCGTCAGCCCCCACGGGCACAGTAACTTCAGTATTGTTGACCTTGAACGTGAAACTTGAAGAACCATCAGTTACGTGTCCTTTGATGTAGGGTTTAATTTTATGCTTATATGATTTACTAATTCCACTAATTTGTTTACTATCCAAACCAATAGAATTTAAATCTATATGGTTTAATTCTATATTATTCATAATAGTAAATAAATAAAAAAAGGCTCTCTTTTTTCGAGAGAACCTTTTATATTAATTAAGATAATTCGGTTTTCTTACCACCAGGAATATCCAAAACGTTAACTTCAGTATCAGTTAATGCAAACGCTGCATTACCACCAGTAGCTTCATCTTCATTATCGCCGCCGTCCATAGAATCTCCAACTACTTGGTAAGCGATTTGACTTAACAACTGATTTATTGCATCAACTTCGTGACTAGCACTGCCAACAGGTATTGCAATAGTAATATCTTTCTCAGATTTTTGAACACCTTCGTTACTATCCGTAAACGCGAAGTGAATTTGTAATATATTATATGCTGCACTATCAGTTGGATCATCTGCTACACATTTAGAAGGAAATGCATTTGGCCAACCAATGTTACGATATTTATCACCACGTTCACCTAAAGCAAAGTATTCGAGATCTGCAATATCATAAGCATTATAAATATAACTAGATGTATCAGTAGGACCTGTTACTACCATTTTATCAGTATCATACGTAAATACTCTAAAGTTTATAGCTTCATTTGCATATATACCTCGTTTGTATTTAGATGATTGTGTCTTTTCAGTTATAACAACTTTCTTAGTATCACCACTACCAGTAGTTGAAATAGTAAAATCATCTTTAACATAGTCATCTCTCGAAAAACTATTATCGATAGCCAATTTTAAAGCGTCTACTACATTAGCTATAGTTGTAGATTTTACTAATACAGTTGCTGTCTTTCTGTACACAGTTTCAATTCCGTTGTGTAGAGTTTTTTCAAGAACAACTGTAAGAGCTGTCTTATCGACATCACCACTAACTAAATTTTGAATACCGATTTCATACTTCTTTAAAGCTCTTTTTTGAGATCTGTGATTTCCACTCACTGCACGTGCCCACATAATGTTTTTAATAGGAATCAAATCTGAACGAACGATTCCACCATCACCGTTCTTATACGTAAAGTAAAGTTCATTATCTGCAGTTTTCCAACAAAAAATATCACCTATTGCGGATACACTAGGTTTTACAGCTTTATCGCTAGTGTCTAATTCATAGCCAACACCAGAACTATCACCAGCAACAGCTTTTGCTACATAAACATGATTTACTTGATTACTTGTAAATACTGCCATTTTATTTAAATATTAAGTTAAACATTAATTAGGTCTTTGTGTTACTGGTTGCATTGGTGGATGTACCAATTGACCAGGCATATTACCTAACATTTCATTTTTTATTTGATTTTGTTTTACAATCTTTGCTAATTTTACAGCTTCTAATAATATTGTTCTATGAAGTATAGGATTTAATTCTGATGCCTGTTCTTCACTAGAAACATCATCGTAATCATACCCGTCAATACTTAAATCTCCTAAAGGAGCAACAATAATAGGTCTGGGTTTCTTTATATAATCAATAGAATAATCTTTTAAAGCATATTTTGAATATAAATACCATTCATTATTATTTTCAATTCTTAACACTCTTTCATCATTAAACTTCTTATAAGGATTCCTTTTTATTCTATGATATTCGTCTTGAGTTATAGGAACTACCTCAACTATTAAATTACTACCTATCTGCCACGGTTTATCTGGAGCAGTTTCTCCAGTTGTACATTCTTCAGCAGTTTTAAATTTAACAGTTTCCCTAGTAACAAATAATAAATTACCATAAGTACTCATATCTATTTTATATGAGTTTGGGTATAACCCAGAACTTATAGGCTCTTCATCTATTAGATTTATAGTTTCTGTAACTGTTAATTCCTTTAAATATCTTCTTGATTCTTCTGCAGATTCAAAAGATAATCCTTCTATATTTCTACCGTTATATAAATTTATTACAAGCTGTTCTTGTGCTTGAGTTAAAAACACAGACTTTTCATATTCATCTAATTGTATATCTATTTTACTGGATTGTTCTCCAAAGTCATTTTCTATAAATGAGCTATTAAGTAAAACGTCAAACTGATTTGAAAATTCTTCGACCGACATATTATTCCTCCTTTTTAAATTTCCAATTAAAACCACCAGCTGTTTTTCTCAAGCCGTTTGCACACTTTCCTATATTTCCAGTAGAAATGTTTAAAGTTCTTCCTGCTTCTCTAATGCTAGGAAAAATATTAATAATTATATCATCTTTTAATTGAATTATAGGTTTAGAACATTTCAAAATAGATAATTCAATTAGTTTACTCATATCTCTACCTTTTGCTTTTTGAGATATTTTTTGTTTTGTTTCATCAGTGTGATGTTTACCTCTCCAAGCTTCCCAAGCGAATTTTATAGTTTCTTTACTAGAGTTAATTGCTATTTCACTTTTATGAGCAATCGAAAGTTTTAAACGTTGTTCTTCAGAAATTTTTCTACCCAACGCTTTATTTCTCATTTTAATTCTAGTTTCTTCTGAAACTTTTCTGCCTAAAGTCCCTTCACCACCGTCTGTGATGTTATACGAAATGTTATGAAGTTTGTACCATTTTATTAAATACTTTTCTGCATAGTTAGCTTCAGATTTCGTTAAATTAGTTAATATAATTTTATGTTCTAAATTGTCCCAACCATATTTTTCTATAGCTTTTTTAAATATAGAATTATATGTACAATAGTGTGATCCATTACTACACCATCTCTTTTTTACATTATTCGTTATTCCGACATATACTTTTCCAGATGGGCTTATATGTTCGTATACTACCCACATATTAATTATATTTTAATTATTCACTTCTTGCTCCTGTTTGTATTACTAATTGAGCATTATCTTGACCATTAGCAGTCCATGCAATTTTAGCTAACTCTACAGCACGTTGTAATATTTCTTGATGTAATATTTCATCTAACTCACAACCAGAAGCTTGATTTGCACCAGTACCGTATGAATATCCGTCTATTGTTAAATCTCCTAAACTAGCTACAATAATTGGCTTTGGTCTTTTTATAAATCTAACAGAATATTTAGAAACTGTATCTGTAGGACCAACTACAATATCGAGTCTTTTATTAGTATCAGTCATTAGTCTCCAAGCTTGGTAATGCACCGGATACTTAAATGGCTTTTGCATCAATCTATCATACTCTTCATAACTGATAGGTTTTACAACAAGTTGTACAGTTTGTTCTGTTCCATTATTAACTCTAGTTACTTGAACACGTTCGTTAACTATAATAAAAACGTCACTATCGTTTAACGATACACATACAGCGTTGGGTTGTGAAACGTATCTTCCTGGACCATCGCTACCTAATCGTTTTAAAGTATATAACGATTCAGATCTAGGAGTACTACCAGGAACAGTTTCAATATATCTATAACTACTATCTTTAAGATATCCTATACCAGATGTATTGCTAACTCTTCTATAGTATGTGGTATTGGCGTCTGCTGATGCAGTAGTTCCTAAAGTAGAAC